TTTTATTTTTTAAAAGCTAGTGACAAAACATCTATGCCTTTGTTTGAAGATCCAAGACCAGGTAATCTTATGAATCTATTACCAGAATTAGATAAATCAAAAATAACTTATGCCAGTTCAGCTGTGCATTATAAATGTCAACCCGGTAGAATAATATTCTTTCCGTCTTATATGCCTCATCAATACATAGTTGATATGGGTGTTGAGCCATTTAGATTTATTCATTTTAACTGCCAAGCAATACCAAAAGGAGTATTAAATGTCGTTCAAGAAAAATAAATACAAAGTATTAAAACAAGCTATCTCTCCTGAGCTAGCTAAATTTGTCTACAGTTATTTTTTAAACAAAAGAAATACAGCTAGATTTTTGTTTGATCAAAAATACTTGTCACCATTTAACACAGAGTATGGTGTATGGAATGATGAACAAGTTCCAAACACTTATTCACACTATGGCGATATGGCTATGGAAACCTTGTTACAAATTTTAAACCCTAAGATGGAATCTGAAACTGGACTAAAGCTATATCCTACTTATTCCTATGCAAGAATTTATAAAAAAGGAGATGTCCTAGTTAGACACAAAGATAGATATTCATGTGAAGTATCTACTACGTTAAATCTAGGTGGTGAGTCGTGGCCCATATATTTAGATCCAACAGGTAAAGAAGGTCAAGCTGGAATTAAAGTTGCTCTTGAACCAGGAGATATGTTAATTTATTCAGGTTGTGATCTTGAACATTGGCGAGAACCTTTTGAAGGCAAAGATTGTGCGCAAGTATTTTTACATTATAATAATGCTAAAGCAAAATCTGCTAAGGAAAACAAATTTGATAAACGTCCTATGCTAGGTTTACCTAGTTATTATAAAGGCTTTACAGTACCTAAAAAATAATATATAATTTAATCTTGTGAGGGGATGATCCACCACTGATTCCCCTTACTTTAAATCTATTGAAATCACTTACAATCTGATATAGTACCTAGTAAACAGGATTTTATATGCTACAAAAAATAGCCTTTTTACCAGGATTTAATAAACAAATTACTCCTACCGGTGCTGAAAGTCAGTGGGTTGGTGGAGAAAATGTTAGGTTTAGATATCAATCGCCAGAAAAAATAGGTGGCTGGAATCAATTAGGTGCTGAACAATTAACAGGTGCGGCCAGAGCACAACATCATTTAGTTAGTACAGGTTCAATTAATTACTCAGCTATAGGAACTAATAGAATTTTATACGTTTATTCAGGGGGTATCTTTTATGATATTCATCCTATTAAATCTACCTTTGCTGCCGCAACTATTACAACTACTAATGGATCACCAACAGTTACTTTTACTATAAGTTCTACTTCAGGAATGTTAGCTGGAGACATTATTTTTATCAGTGGAGCAAGCACCACGGTTCCCGGAACAAGTAATTTTACAGCAACTGATTTTGACAATAAAAAATTTATGATTACTACTGTTAATAGTAGTACGACTATTAGTGTTACTATGACATCTAATGAAACAGGTGTTGGTGGAACAGGAGGACAAACAGATGTTAATTTTTATTATCCAGTTGGACCAGCAGAACAATTAGGAGCTTTCGGTTGGGGTATATCACAATTTAGTGGAACTATTTCTGGACCTACTCCTACAGGTGTTACATTGGCTGGTGCTTTAGCTGATGATACTCAAGGAAATAATGGAAATGCAACTACAATTACTTTAAGTTCTATAACAGGATTACCTAGTTCAGGAACTAATTTTATTTTAGTGGGAGCAGAAGAAATTTCTTATACTGGAGTAGATGTTGCTAATAAATTTATTACAGGAATTACAAGAGCAGCCAGAGGTTCTCCACGTTCTTCACATGGAGCTACTGCAGCAATTACTAATACATCTTCTTTTACAGGGTGGGGTTCACCCGCTTCTAATACAGATTCAGTAACAGATCCTGGACTATGGTCCTTGGACAATTTAGGTACAACTCTTATTGCATTAATTCATAATGGTGAATGTTTTAAATGGGATGCTGATGCACTAAATGCAACAAACACTAGAGCAGTAATTATTCCAGGTGCACCAACAGCATCACGAGATATGTTAGTATCAACACCTGACAGACACTTAGTATTCTTTGGTACAGAAACAACAATAGGTAGTAAAGGAACACAAGACGATATGTTTATTCGTTTTTCAAACCAAGAGGACATAGAAGATTATATACCAACAGCAATCAACAGTGCTGGTTCACAAAGACTGGCTGATGGATCACGGATCATGGGCGCTAAACTTGGTAGAAATGCTTTGTACGTTTGGACCGATACAGCAATGTTTACTATGAGATTTGTTGGAACTCCATTTACATTTGCCTTCGAACAAGTTGGGACTAACTGTGGATTGATTGGTATGAATGCAGCCGTTGAAGTAGATGGTGCTGCGTATTGGATGTCAACGAATGGTTTCTTTAGGTACACAGGACGATTGGAGTCTATGCAATGTTTAGTAGAAGACTATGTCTTTGAAGATATAAATGAATCATCTAATCAATTAATTAATGCAGGTATTAATAATTTGTTTGGAGAAATTACTTGGTGGTATTGTACTAATACTTCTAATGTAGTTGATAGATGTGTAACGTATAACTATTTAGATTCTACACAACAACGTCAAATTTGGACAACAAATGCTAGTACTTTATTTAGAAGAACTACTTGGGAAGATTCATCTGTATTTGGATTACCTCATGCAACCGCTTATAATGCTGATAATGATTCATCAGATGTTATTGGTAACACTGAAGGAAATACTATATACTATGAACACGAAACAGGTAATAATCAAATAGGAACTAGCGGCACTGTTGCTATTCCAGCTAACATTACTTCAGGAGATTTTGATATTACACAAGACCAAAGAGAAGGAATTACATTTAAAGGAGATGGCCAATACATGATGAGAATTAGTAGATTTATTCCAGATTTTTTAGAGCAGTCAGGGAATACTATTGTGCAATTAGATTTAAGAGATTATCCTAATGATGCTTCAGCTAGTTCACCTTTAGGACCTTTTACTATTACATCTACAAGTGATAAAGTAGATACTAGAGCTAGAGCAAGAGCTGTAGCAGTAACAATTTCTAATACAGGTCTTAATGAAAACTGGAAGATGGGTACATTTAGATTAGATGTCCACGCAGGAGGAAGAAGATAATGGCAATAGATAAAAAATTAAAATATGATGTACAGGGTGGTATTAGAAACTATCTTGGTAAACAAAAAACAATAAGTAACGTTCCTCTTAAATGGAAATCTGGTCCAGGTCATCCAAAAACAGAATTAGCATATATTACAAAAGAAGAAAAAGATTTATTAATTAAAAAAGATTTACATAACTCATTAAAGAATGGACCTAACAAAGGTCCTGGAGGAATAATGAGTTTAAACAATGATGGAATTGGAGATACAGGTGGTCCAGGTTCTGGTGGCTCAGAAAACGCTGGTACAAATGATGATGGAAGTAGTATGGGTGGTGGGACTGGACCTAGTGTAGCAGCTCCTCCAGGAGTAGATCCTTCAGCACCTACTGATGGTACAGAAGGAACTTTATCTGACCCAAGAGAAAAATTTGACTATAAAACAACAACTATAGGTCCCAAAGATAAAACTGGTGGTTTCTTTGATAGTGGTTTAGGAAAATTTGTAAAAAATTTAGCAATAGGAACTATTTTAGGTCCAGCAGTGTTAGGAGGAACTAAAATTGGTGGACTTCTCAGCACAGCCAACACACTAAATAATGTAGCTGGTATGTTTGGCAAAGACATAGATGTAAAAAGTGCACTTGGAAATGTTGGAACTCTTGGAGATACTTTTGCAGGGTTTAGTACTACCGGAACAAAAGGACCTAAAGATCCTACTGATGACAGAGGAAATGGTGATGGAGGTAATGAAAAAAACGCTTTGTTGTCTGAGTACATATCATTATTACAAAGAATGGAACAAGGTATGTTAAGTGCTGAAGAACAAGGCAGATTCAATAGTTTAAAATCTAGACTCGGTAAAGCTCAAGGTGGAATTATGAATGTTAATATGAACAAAGGTAAACTAGGAGTTATGAATGGCTAAAATTGTACAATCATTAACGAGAGCATCAAGAGAATATGATGAAGCAGTATCTGCTAACCAAGTTAGAGACTTAGATGCTGTTATAGAAAAATTAAATACGACGTTTCAACAAGAGATTAAACAGGAGATAGAAGCTTTCAACTTCTTTTTATTTTAATGGCTGTACAGAATCAATACG